CCAAAAAGTCCCATTGTATTTCAACGGGTAATTGGATTGATAAATTCGTTATTGGTAATTTAAAATAAAAGTTATTCACAAGGGTCTATTGTTGGTTGTTCAATTACGTTTAATTCTTGATATTCCATACCTTCAGGTATTACCCTAAAAATATAATTAGTATATGGATAATGCGTTCCGTTTAAAAATGGATAATTCACACCTAATCCAGTACCATCTACATATCCATAACTATATATATCTCTCCATTTAAACGCATTATCTAATGTAGAAAAATATGCGTAATTTGGTACAGCATCTGCCTCTTGAGGGTTAGCTTCCTCGATATAGTTTGAAAATACTCTAATCTTTAAACTATAATGGGGTTGATAATAATAACCTCTTGGGTTAGTTAAAACATCACTATCATTAATATTAAATACTGTGGGATTATAAGTTATTTTGTGGTATAAATTTGATATCACACGTTCTCTTTGCTCGTAATCATTCCATTCACATAATGCCCCATCTAATAAATCACCTTCTTTTAATGGATTAATATTTTTGAATGTATATGTTACACTATTATCAGTTCTCGTATATGTATTATATGTAAAATTAGTATTGGATTTTGATTTTGATGTAGTCCACCAATTTGTTGGTGTTCCACTACTTGGTAGATTGAATAAATAACCTTGTTTTAATTGTCTCCCAGGTCCTAATGTCCACCCAAAATACCCTCTCCATATTGTGGTGAAAAATAATTCAGTTATTGGTCTTTTTTGATTATCTAATAAAGGACTAATCGTGATGTCAGTATTGAATGATAATGTATATGATTGTGCTCCTTCTAATATTGATACTCTAGCCACTTGATTAGGGGTTAACCCTGAACTTTCGTATTTCTTTTTTGTACCAAAAACATTTTGTTCAAATCCCGCTTTTACCATTATGGCATCATCAGGATTTGTTAAAATTTTATGTCTTCGTACATAATATTTTGATATAGTATCACCAGTTTTCGTATTAAATATAATTCTTTTTATTGTCCCTGTAACACCATTGTTAAATGTTGTTCCTGTGAATCCAGTGTCAACAATATTAAATGTATATTGATTTGTGTCATACCCTTCATTCCCTAAAGAATACACTTGGAATGTATCATTCCCATTATAACTGAAATCCATTTTGAAAAATTCTCCAATTCTTAACCCATGTTTGATTGGACAATTAAACGATATTAATGGTCTTCCAGCATAAGTTCGTTTTTGAATTACAAATGGAATACCAGTTGATGCTGACCAAGAAAATGGAGTGTTTGTTGAATTAATAGCTTCTAGTTCTCTATCAACATTATCAAATGGATAACTTAAATAAAACCCCCAATTATATGAACTAGCACTCTTAGCAATGAAATCAATATGTGGTGATGTTGAACCAGATGGTATTGTATATCCTAGTATATTGTAATCATTTCTGACAAAATCAAATTCATAATATTGGGGATATCCTGACCAGGCAACATTGGGTGATTGTTGAACACATTGAGCTGCCGCAGATATTTCAGGATTAATATAATAAAGATTGTTTTCAAATGGGGTATAATTTGTTGAACCACTTAAAGTATTTTTAAATAGTAATGAAAACTTACAAGATGGTCTGAATATATCAGATAATTGTCTTTCTTCATTGAATACTTGTTCTAGTCCAACGTTAACACTTCTGTCAAACTCGTCCATTTCTTTCTGAGTTTGTAAAAGTGGTATTTGAAAAAGTAGGTTTGTATTAGGTGCAGATTTGTACCTAAGTGAACCTAAAACTACTCTTAAATTATCTATATTTCCCATTATTGTATTCTTTCAAAATTTATCCATTTTTTAGCGAATCTATCCCAAGCACTTGCACCTTTCTTTAAACCAAAATAAAAATAAAATGGTGCTCCAACTGTTATTGTGTCAAAATTAGGATTATTTTTATCCCAAGAACTACTCAAAGGATTCAAAGAAGGTTGGGTATAAAATGGCGAAGTCGGTGGTGTAGGTGCTGTAGGATTATCAATTGAATATATGTAACCCTTGTAATCATTAGCAAATTGACTCGTATTTGTTCTAAAATATCTTGAATCTCTATTTGCTCTATCCAAAGATTGGTACTTATGTCTATGGAAATACGCCTGATTTATTGGTTTTCTATACCAATCATTTTTTTGAGACCCAAAAATACTATTATTAGGTGAAGTATCATTGTTAGGGGTTATTTCCCATTGATAAAATGGTACTTCTTGTGAATAACAATAAAAATTGTTAAAAGTACAATTGCTATTCAATATTCCTTGACTATTAATAATAGTTCTTTTAGGTGTAATATAATCTCTTAATTGTGTATCAGAAGAATAAAAAATACCAAATATAACATCATCATTTGAACCAGTATTAAAATAAACAGGGTCAATTACGAATTGATTAGCTAATAATGGTGGTACTATAGAATTTGTATCAATACTAGGATAATTTTCAGCTTCAAATGGGACAACACCAAGTTCAGAATTAATTGATATCATTTGAGCATAATCAGCATCAACTGTTAATCTATCTCTACTAAAATAATTAAAAATATTACCACCAACATTAGGATTTCTAAATCTTCTACGATAACTCGTATTTAATAATCTAGTTATTATTAATATATTTAAAATCTCTGATACATCTTGATATGATGTGCTATTAATTCGATTAACCACATATCCATCATATTCATCAGAAAATACTAATTCTTGTATATAATCGGAACGAGGTCCCAAATCCATTATTGTTGTTGGAAACAATAAATTTTTATTACTAGTACTATTAGGCGCTGGTATACCTATAAATCCATTATTTGTTAACCCAGTTCTAAATGGACTACTTCTATAATAAAAATTATTAGTATCTTCTTCATAATAGATAGTATTTCTACAAAAATTTGGTTCTACATTATTATTACTATCAAAGAATTTATTGTTTTTAAAAGCAAAGGCATATAAAGTACCATTAACCCAATTTTGCGTGAACAAATGTGAAAAAACATTTCTACAAGCCCCAAAAGTGATATTGGTTCTTGATACCCATTCAATTATTAATCTTATGTCTTCGGGTAATGATATTAAAACTTTAGTAACTAATTTATAACAACCATTATCAAATATTTTTTTATTTTTAAATTTTTGACAATCACCTTCATTTATAATATATCTTCCACCACCAGGTAATTGACTATTTCGTATTGGTCCATTAGCCTCAAAATCATAACAAGCCAAATTTCGACTATCACTACATTTATTAGTTGATTGTAATAAATCAAATGTGAAATTAGGAATCTCTTCATTGTTATTATCACCATCTTGCACAATACCTGATGAACCACCAGTATTGGCTGGGACTTCAAATGTACCTTCATCAGGTATAATATATATTGCAAAATTTTGATTTTGTTGTAAACTATACGATATACCACAAGTTTCTAATAATCTATCCGATGTTGGTAATCTATCAGAACGCATTACATATCTCCTATTTGGAGAAGATATGAATTGAGTTGTTATTCCAGAAAAATACATTGGTCCAATGTATATTTTATATTCGTATGTACCTGGGTCACTAAATGCTGTGTCTTGTAAAAAATAAAAACCACTACCCCCAAGTGTAGTTAGTGAAGCCATTATTGACATCATTGACCCGCCTTCAACAATTTCACCTTGATAATAACCTCTTGTTTTGTCAGATGGTGTTAATGGTGGTGTTGGTGGTGTTGTTGGTATATTTGGGTCGTTAGGATCTAGTCTGAATAATCCACTACCAATATAATCATAGTCGTATATAAATTCGTTTTGACTAGGATAAAATCCAATAGAATTAATGTTTACTGTTATTACATCAGGTGTTGGGGTTCTTCTAAATAAAGGATTGTTAATCCATTGAACATCAGTTTGACATGGGGCTGGTGATTGTGTAAGACTTCCATTATTATTAGGAGCTGAGTTTAAAGTATATGAAGAATCAAATGAAGAATAATAATGAGTTAAATTTGAACTATAAGCACTAAAGCCAAGTGGGTTATAATCAAATGTAGGGTAAAATAAATAACTTAATGAATAAGTATCTTGTGTTGTTTGTGTATTTATGGCACTATGTCTAACATTTTTAAATCCACCTTGTACTGGTATATTTAATTTATAAGAACCTTGAACACTAACAAAAGTTGGATTTTGTCTGCCAAATATTCTACCTAAATCATATTTTATATTTACTCTAGTTGAATATGGGTCAACACCTCTATTTAATATAACAATAATTTGTTTGTCATAATCCTCTAATGATGTTAATGGATTTATTAATACCGATATTCCTCTAGGGTCGTTATTAATAGTATAAAATTTAACATTCATTTCCATTGGGGGACCTAATACTCTTAACCAAAATGAATTATCTAAAAATAGTGCCGATGATGGAGCTCCGGCTATTTGTGCGAAGTTACTATATGTCATCGCAGTAATTACTTGGAAATATTCAATATCTGTTGGAAATTTGTGATAGTTTGTATTTCCTGAATTTGGTTTTGGAATTGTATATTGTGTAGTTCTTGGTGACCCATTAGGTAAGATATGGTCAACATTAATAGTTACCGTTGGTGTTGTTGTTGACGCATAAATACTTTCCCCACTAATTGAATTAGTACCATATATGTTTAATGAAGCACCACTATAATTAGTATCTTTAGTAGAATTTGGATTCACAAAACTCAAAATAGTTCCACCTGAAAGTAATGGTAAACTTTCTGGTGTCATCATCATAACTATTACATTATCCGTATGATAATTTGGAGTTGTATTAGTTAACAAATATGGTTGTGCACCATTACCATTATATGCATAACCCCCACCATTTAAAATAGGTTCAACAGATACATATACTTGATTAACCCCTCCACCTGGATTTGTAATAGGATTTCCATCAAAATATTTTGATTTTACATTAAATAAATTAAATCTTTCAGCTAAAGTAATACTTCTAGTAAAAAATTGTGCTTTACCATATTGTGGATTTCCATCATCATCAATATATTCGTATTGTGCGTTAACACTAGCTGGAACTTTACTATATGACCTAACTCTATTAGTCCCAAATTGGACAAAATATCCTGTAATTAATTGATTATATACAGCATAATTTATATCAGTATCAAACTGATCAAGATTATATGCACCACCTTCGAAGTTAGTGATTTGAATCCCTGATGCGTTTTGTTGTGGTGGAAAACTTTGTAAAAATTCTGAATTATTACCACCTTCAACATTTCCTTCCGATTCATCACCATCATCACATTTACAAAATTCACATTGGTCATATAACAATAGTGGTAAATTTATTCCTTTAAATTTTATTTTAAAAAATAAAATATTCAAAGTTGTTAGTGCGGCAAATACTGAAACATAAACAATTAAGTCTTGAATATATATGGCCATTAAATAGTTAATAATTGGATTAGCAGCAATAAATAAAATAAATTGCAAGACACTTATTATTATATAACCCACATAACCTATAAGTATTGGTAATAACACTATTCTAATTAACCCTACTAAAAAATAAAAAAAATGAAGTAAACTTACTAATACCACTAATATTGGTTTAAAAACATAACTTGCGAAGGTGTATAACAAGTATATAAAATCCCATCTAAATGAAGCATCGTTTGTTGGGAACTTATTATTTGTACTTTCACAAGTATTATCTAATATATTTTTAATTGATATTATTCTATTTGCTAAAGTTCCTTTTCTATATTGGTCAATTAATTGTGACACAGTATAAACTTTATTATATGAAAATTGATAAAAAGTATCTTCACAATCAATCGCGGATTGTGGGTCAACATAATCATCCCAACTTAAACTAAAAGCATAAGATTTTTTTTGTAATATTGGGTCAATAAATGCTCCCGACCCCACATATTCTCTAATATTTGGAACTAAAAAGTAAGCTCTTTTTACATTCTCATCCAAACTTGGTGATTGATTCCACTTAATTTTAAATCTATATTTCCCTCTTGTTGGGATACCAATAGTAGGGTTGTTTGATAACACTCTTTCACCGAATTCATTTGTTGTGACATAATCCAAATTCATTGGTAAATCCACTAACCAAGTACCATTATCGTCAATAACTTGTCCACCACTTTCAAGTTCGTACTGTTCCAAAACTGGTTTACCAGTATCATCGTTAAATATTGTTTGTCTTATTGCTAATATTTCACCAGGACCTGCAACTAAACTACATAATTCACCTTGTGCAAATTTTGGTTTACAACCACTTTTTAGTGCCAAGTTATCAACATCGGAAAACATTGACCCCATAAAAATTGCTGCAGGTTGAATCACTACATTAGTCTCAGCCGATAAGTCAAAATCAGTTCTATTAATTCCAATATTACAAACATCTGGTTGACCCCATAATGGTTCAACTGTTATTATTCTATTGATAGATATTATTTGAGGTAATTCATTGAGATTACTTGAAGATTTGAATTTTGTACCTGAAACTTGAGTCTCAGTTGCCAAACCAGTTCTGATTAAATCTTGTGGTGCTAGTGAAAATTCACCAATATCTGATAAATCAATATCAACATGGATTGTTTGAGTTCCAAGTGGAACACCAAATATCATAAAGTCACCACTTTCATTTGTCACTGCGGTATATCTATAATACTTGTCAAATACCTCAATGTAACTTTGATTCAATAATACATCCTCTTTGTCAAAAAAAGAACCTGTTGGAACGTGGTTTGAGTATGACCTTACATAAGGTAAAAGGTTATATCTATAACCAAGGTCATTTAAATCTGATACTGAACTATAAGGATATAAATCAGATATAATTGGATTATTTGCATCAATACTTGATAATGGAACAAAGATAGAAACCTTACAATTTGGTACACCGAATCCATTATTAATACTAATCCTACCGATTACAACACCGTAATCTGAACATTGTCTTGTGTAAATATCACTCTCCAAAATCTTAATGGAAAGTATTTCCAAAAACTCAAAATCTTGTTCTAAATGTACATTAATTGACTTATCTACCCCAACTTGGGTTCTTATTCTATATGAATTTGACATTAATTATCTTTTTTAGATAAATAGTTTATTTGCTATTTTCAATAAAAGATAAACAAGAATTGGGATAAATAAATTATCAAGTGAAATTAACGGTCTTAAGATTCTTGACTCTCACATTAATATCCTTATTAGGAAAACGAATTTGATATGTTTGACTTGGTTCGGCAAATATTGTATCATCAATTAATTCAATTTGTTTGGTCTCCGCATCCAAATATCTTTGTGATGTTTGTGACGATGAATATTGGCCTCCAACCTTATTGAATACTTGAATGTCAGATACAGTTAATATACCATTTTGAGATTGGATTAATCTTCTTATTTCGGATATATTAACATTTTGACCCATTTGTCTATTACCTGGATCCATATAAGTTGATACAATATCAATCACTTGAGTTACAAATGCACCTTGATTCTGAGTATTATCTAACACAACATCAATATTAAATCCCAAATCAATTACATTTGCGGTTTCAATTGAAATGTAGTCATTTATCATTCTGTAATTTGACAGATAGTTTGCAATATTACTTTTTAATGTATTTGATATAATTTCAGTTAATCTCCCACTATCATCATATGACAACATTTTAATCTTTAATTTGTTATTTTCTTCAGTTATAGATACTTTGGCAGGAGCACCAAATTGTGATGGCATAGTTCTAATAGTTGATTCGTAATCATTAATTGTTACCGCTCTATTTTGTGCCGCAAAGTTAAATGACACCAAGTTTCTGATTTCTTCATTTGTGGGAGCTCCAGCCCCACCAATTGCCGCAGTTACATTGTTACAAGACAATGAATTAATAACACTCGTATTTACACTTGTTGATGGTCCATTTACAGCGAATGAAACTGTACCAATATTATTAATAACATTAACACCTAAATTACTTCCAGTTCCACCACCCACTCTATATTGAATAAACATAGTAGTATTAGCCTTTAATGTACTACCTAAAGCCAAGTTATTAGAGTACTTATATAAATTCAATTTAAATCCATTTCTTGCAAATTCGGCCAATTGTTCATCGGCTGATTGTGTTCCACCACCAAATGTCATTTTTAAAAATCCTTGTGGAGTATATTCAGTAATGAATTTTGTGTTAGTTTGCAAGTATCTTCCTACTTTTATGCCTGGATTATCAGATACCTTGGTTGGGTCTTCAATAAAAACTCTATCCTCAATTAATGCTTTAACCTCATACCATCTACCCTCCAATCCTTGGAATTCTTGTTCAGATGGGATACTTGCATATTGTGTTCCATCTTTTAATAGTACACTAGTCACACCCAATACATTTCGTTCAGGTAAAAATAATTCAAAGAATGGTTTAACATCGTTTGGTGTTACAACACGTTTGAATACCTTTGTTATACCATTTACAACCGTTTCCCTCTTGGTAATGGTATAATTTAATAATCGGTTATTTGAATCAAAATTGGGTATTTTTAAACGATTTGGAAAACCATCACCTCCAACTGGGGAAGAAAAATCAATATCATATACAGTTTCAAAAATTTGGCCAGCACCATTTATTTGAGCACCTCTCCTTAATATTCCACAATATCTTAAATCTTCTTTGTCACCAAAAGCTGGAACTGTTATTGAAAAATCAACCAAGGCAACTGATGGTCTTTGTCCTGGTATTTTTAACCCATATGTTCTAGCTATATTAAATATTGATGACCTTTGTTGAGCATATTGGAGGATTGTTTCTTGAATACTTCTGTCAATGTTAAATTGTAAGTTGTCTGAAATAGCCGCATTTAAATCCAATAACGCAGAAAATATAGATGCGTCATTGAAATTATCAATTAAGTCTGGGTAATATGTTCTTGTAAAGTTAATTAACTCAGTTCGGATTTGTTGAAAATCCCTAGTTGTATATGATATTTTTTTGTTTGCCATAATTAAATATTGATAATTATAAAATCACTTGAATTAAATGCTGAATCAGTTATTGTGTAATCTATTCTGATTTTTGCGGTATGTTCTAATTGTCCTATATTTGTAACACTAAATTCTTTTTCTCCCTCACTATTAACATAAAAACCTTTATCTTCCTCACCTTGTGATGCTGGGGTAATTGAGATGTTTGTCAATGTTAATCCTGGTAAATATTCTTCAACTGAAGACCTAATCTCAGACTCAATATCTGAAAATGTTGGCCCATCTAAAGGTTCGAATAAATATTCATATAATCGTGTCCCAAAATCAGGTAAATAATATCTTGTACCTTTTCTAGTTAATATTAGATGAATTAGATTACTCCTAATTTCATCATCACTTGTTTGTGATAAAGATAAATAATTACCCTCGTATGAATCTCTAAAAGGGAAATTTATTCCGTATGTTATTCCATCTGCCATATTGATAAATATAATGTTTGAATTATTTCTATAAATACCTCAAAACAAAAAATCACGACATTATGTCGTGATTCTTAATTTTTAAGATGAACAACCGAAACAATCGAATGGTGAATCAATTGGTTTACTAATCACATCAACGTGTGGTAATGTTGGAGTTACTTTTGGTTTATCTATTTTTGATATATCTACAGCCAAATGTTTTGCACCAGTTGATATTGCCTTAGTTCTTACATAATAACACAATGTTTTCAATCCTTTTTGCCAAGCGTGGAAATGTGATGATGTTATCTTTGATAAAGTTGGGTTACCCATATAGATATTCATTGATTGTGATTGGTCAATAAAAGGGCCTCTATCAGCCGCCATATCAATCAATTCTCTCTGTGATATTTCCCATATTGTTTTATACTTCTTCATCAAATGTTCAATTCTTTTAACTTTGAAGTTGTATTTCTTATCTTCTGTATCTAAGTAATTGTTGAAGTTTATATTTTGAATTGAACCCTCATTTAGAATAATTTCGTTTTTCAAATCTTCACCCCAAATTCCAAGTTTCTCAAAGTCAGCAATTAGATATTTGTTTACAATCATAATCTCACCACCCACTACTCTTCTATTAAAGATTGCTGAATGTGCTGGTTCAGTCATTTCATAAGAACCTGTTATCTTAGCAGAACTCGCAACTGGCATCTGTGCTGTAAATAATGAATTACATATACCATACTTCATAACATTTTCTTTCAAACCTTTCCAATCCCATCTTCCTGATAAATCAGATTCAGTTAATCCCCACATATCATATTGGAAAACACCTTGCGACATTGGTGAACCTTTGAAATATTCATACCTTTGGTATTCTTCATCGTGAGCCAATTTATTGCTCTCAGTAATTGCTGCAAAGTATATTGTTTCAAATATTTCTTTATTTAACTTTTTAGCCTCATCTGATGTAAACTCATAATCCATTAGATAGAATACATCAGCTAAACCTTGAGTTCCAATAGCAATTGCTCTTTGTTCTCTACCACCCTTTTCACCCTTACTTGTTGAATAATTGTTGATATCAACAACTTTGTTCAACGCTCTTACTACTTTTTTGGTTTCGTTATAAAGTTCCTCAAAATCAAATTGCGCATCGTGTACGAAGTTCTTTAATACCATTGAAGAAAGGGTGCAGATTGCTGTAGTTTTTTCATCAGTATATTGATAAATTTCATTACAAAGATTTGATTGTTTAATCACCCCAATGTTTTGATGATTTGTCTTTTTATTAGCACTATCTTTTGAACATAGATATGGAACACCAGTCTCAATTTGAGATTCAATAACTTTTGTCCACACGTCTTGAGCTTTAATTTTTTTACCCAATCCCATACGTATAGCCTCATTATAAACATTCTCATATTCATCACCATAAACATCTTGTAATGCGGGTAATCCAGCCTTTTTGATGTCATTAGGACAGAATAAATACCAATCACCATTTTCTCTTACGGCTCTCATAAAGTTATCAGGTATCCATAATGCCGTAAATAAATCTCTTGCTCTTAGTTCTTCAGCACCTGTGTTCTTTTTGATTTCCAATAAATCAATGATGTCTTTATGCCAAGGTTCAAGATAAATTGCTGCAGAGCCAGGTCTTCTACCTTGTTGATTAAAGAATCTTAATGACTCGTTAACAATCTTTAAATATTTTAACAATCCACCAGCAAAACCACCTGATGTAGATAATCTACTCTCCTTACTTCTAATATTAGACATACAAAGTCCAATACCTGCGGCATCAGCTGAATAAGTAGAAATATCAGTCATTGTGTTAAGTAATCCTTCTCTTGAATCCGCATCATTATAATGTAATACACAAGATGCCAATTGAGGTATCTTTGTACCAGAATTAATCATAATTGGTGTTGCTGGAGAAATAAGTTGGTTTGATAATGACTTGTAGTATTCTATAGCTTCTTCAAATGATTTTGTAACCCATAAAGCTACCCTCATATACATATGTTGGGGTCTTTCAATAGTTACACCTTTTGGTGTTTTAAGTAGATACATTTCATATAATGACCTCCAAGCAAAATAATCAAAGTTATAATCATTCTCGTGATTGATTATGTTATCAATATTAGACGCCCCATAACTTTCAATGGTTTTCATTAATGTCTCATTAACAATACCATCAACGTGTAAAGTGTGCATTGTATTTGAGAAACTTGGGTCAGTTTCTTTATGATATGATGATATAGCAACAGAGGAAGCCAATCTCGAATAATCGTGATGACTTCCAGTATATGATGCCGCAATTTCATAAATCAACTTATCAAGTTGTTTGGTTGAAATAATACCTTCAGTTGGTACTGAGGTGATAACTTTAATGAATATTTGGTCAGAATTAACGTTTAGGTTTTTACTTGCTCGTTTAATTCTTGTTTGTATTTTTGTGGGGTTGAATGATACAACCTCACCATTTCTTTTTTGAATTCTTAATGACATAGTTATAATTTTAAAAATCGTCTGTAAATGAAATCGTTTCGTTCAATTTAGCTTTTTGGTATTCCATTGTTCTTGATTCAAAGAAATTACCCTTTGTTTCAACCGCAATTTGTTCCATAAACTTGAATGGTTGTTCGACATTGAAATGTTTACTACATCCCATCTTTATTAGTAAACCATCGACTACAAACTCTAAATATTGCTTCATTAGATTTGAGTTCATTCCGATTAGAGAAACTGGTAAAGATTCTGTAATAAATTCCTTTTCAATTTCCAAAGCTGACAATAGAATTTCTTTAATTCTTTTTTCACTTGGTTTATTTTCAACGTGATTATTCAATAAGTGAATTGCGAAATCACAATGTAAGTTTTCATCTTTAAAAATCAATGAATTAGCATTACAAAGTCCTTGCATCACACCTCTTGATTTCAACCAAAAAATTGAACAAAAAGAACCTGAGAAAAATATACCTTCTACAGCCGCAAAAGCAACCAATCTTTCTTGAAAAGATGCTTTTTCAATCCAATCCAACGCCCATTTGGCTTTCTTTTGAACTGCGGGTAATCTATCAATAGCATTGAAACATTCGTCTTTTTCCTTTGGATTTGATATGTAAGTATCAATCAATAAAGAATACATTAAAGAATGGATATTTTCCATCATTAATTGAAATCCGTAAAAGAATTTTGCTTCAGGGTATTGTACTTCCCTATAAAAGTTCTCAGCCAAGTTCTCATTTACAATTCCATCAGATGCTGCAAAGAATGACAATATGTTCTTGATGAAATATTGTTCGTTCTCTGACAAGTTCTGCCACTCTCTGATATCACCAGTCAAGTCAACCTCTTCCGCTGTCCAAAATGCTGCTTGATGTTGTTTGTAGAATTCCCATATATCATTGTATTGAATGGGGAAAATCACAAAACGATTTGGATTCTCTGTTAATATTTTTTCTGTCATTAGTTATTTTGTTCTCTTTGTTTTCTTTTTTCTAATAAATCTTTAATTCTTTGTCTATTGTTTTCTTCTTTTTGTTCTTCGTGACCCAAGAATGTTACTGAAGATTCCGTATCAATTTCCAACATACTATTATCAAACTTACAATTTTCAAAGATGATACCATCATCCCCAATCCTTGATTTAGTAATAGCCATTGTAGCCAACTTCATTTCTTTTTGTTGAAGTGATTTAGCGATTGATATGATAACGTGACCAACTTGTGCTTTCTTAATTGACCCACCCATTTGGTCTGTTGTTACAACCTCAGATGATATTGAACTTCTATTACCTTGTGTTGCAGTCCATCCAACCAAGTTAAGTTCGTGACACATTGCTTCAAATCCTCTCATTACTGAACCCTCTGATTTCCACTCATCACCCAAGTTTTTCTCAGGGACAACACAATCAATATAATCCAATAAAACCATATCCACTTTGATACCATCAGCAATCTTTTTTCTAATTAGATTTTTGATTTGAGTCATTGTCATAGTATCAGAAGGAAGCTTCTCCAAGACAAGTTGATTTGTCATTTTATTTTCAATTTCTCTTACCTTGGATATTACTTCATCCTTTTTATTAGACATATCATCAGGATGTATTTTTGTCCACAATGTAAAATGTTTTCTTTGAATAACCTTGGGATTATCCTCAAAAAATATTTGAAGCACATTATATCCCAAATTAAAAGCATGGTTGGCAATCTTGGTTAAGATAGTTGATTTACCTACACCAGTTGGGGCTAATATAACCCCAATTTCACCTTTTGCCAAACCACCTTTTAGAAGTCTATCAATTCCTGGTATTCCCATTGGAATTGGATGTCTATAGTCTTCATTTAATACATCATCCAAATTGGAAAATACATTCAATATTCCGCTTTCAACAATTCCGACTTGAAGGGCTTCACGTATCATTTCTTCAAGAGTATCATAACTCTCAAACTCACCACCATCAATTACTTTTTGTGCTTTAGTAATCGCTTTTTGTAGTTCTTGTTGTTTGCAAAACTTTAATGCTTTTTCTTGAACAAACTCTCCACCAGATATTGGGGCTTCTTTTATTTTTCTAATTGTGTCAATAACAACTTTGGCAATATTTTCTTGTTGGAACTCTGATTTTGTTATCTGTTCTAATGTTTCAAAAGAAGGTACACCATCCCATTTTTGACTATACTCTTTAATCATTTGGATAATGATTTTAAAGTACTTGTTATCAAAATAAGTTGGTTCTATTACATCAACAATAGACCTCGAAAATTCTTTATCTAGTACAATTTGATTAATAAGTTGTATTTGAAATGAGCTTCCTAAATAATCGAAATTTTTGTTAGATGACATATGTTTGAATTGTTGTATGAATAAATATTAGACTAGTGTGCTATATCCCAAATAATTAAATGTTAAATCTTTTTCGGATAAAATATCCGTTAAATCATATAAAACACCCTTGATTTGTTGACGAATATCCACTGTATATCTGATTTTTGGGGGATATATCTTAGCATCAATTCTTCTATGGGAAATTATTTTATCATTTTGTTTTATGAAAATGTTAAAATATTCAGGACCCTCTACGAAAGAAGTATTAAGAATTGTTGGGTTGTGTGTGATGTCATATTGGTTTTCCAATAGATAGCTCACTGATTTCATTTTTAACGAATAATTAAGATTTTCAACCAACCCATTCATGTATTCCAAGAATTCAATTGAATTTTTAGATTTTGGGTTGTAATCTCTTACATTGAAAAATCTTTGTACGATAATGTTATCATTTACCATCATCAAGAATTCCAGTTTGGTTACATCATTTTGTTCTCTCATTGTTAATCATTTTTTTGTTTTAAAATTGTGTTTTTCTTTTCTTGTAAGTTTCAAAAATGGTTTTAAAAAATTTACCCAAGCGTCATCACCTTTTGGAAGAAATTTAAAAAATCCATCTTCCATCATCATCTTTATTAGATTTCTGTGTCCTCTACCATCAGGGTCTAATGTTTCCTTATAATAAAGTTCAACCATCTCTTTTCCTTCATCGTCAATTAATGGTTCTGATAAATCTACAATCTTTTTATTGATTTCAAAGAATTCATCACCATATATTCCTGTCTTTGTTTTTCCAGTTAAAAGGTTTTTAATGGTGTTGTTTTCTTTATCTTCTTTCAAAAGGTTTTCGGCCTTGGTTAAAATATCGTCAATTGTTACGTCTTGTTCAAGTAGTTCGGGAAAAAACTTGAATAAAGTTTTATCACCCAAATAATAAATCCCATCAATATTATCTGATTTATCACCACATAATACCTTGTATGTCAAAATATTATTATGTGGAATTGAATGTTCTTTTAATTTAATCTTATCCCCATTTCTATACATTTGTTTTGCGGATGGTGAATAAATTGATACATTTGGGGAAATAAGTTGTGTTAAATCCTTATCAGATGAGAATATTGTAATTGATTCATCTTTAGCAATTTGACAATAATAAGCAATTAAATCATCAGCTTCATTATTATCTATGTTAACTTGTCTAATAAACATTTCTTCCAAATATTGTTTAACCCTTTCCTTTTGATATGAAAAGGATTCTTCTTTGAATACATTGGAATCAACCACCCTATTTTCTTTGTATTGGGGATATATAATTTTTCTTTTACTTGAATTACCTGCACCATCCCAAAAAGCAATTACTTTATCAAAATTGTATTCCTCAATAAATCTTTTAGTTGTGTTAAGGAAATGCCAAATACCCCCAATATGATTATTATTGTGGTAATATTCTTTAACCCCATAGAAGCCAATCTTCATTAGGTTGTTCCCATCGATTAATAATGTCTTTGTCATTAATTTTTTTTAAGGGTTAACAAAATTGTTTTCTTCTTTTTTGAATTCAGATGTAATGTATTCACCCAAAAATTCTGTAAATATTGCTTCCATTACTGGAACACATATGGAGTTACCAGCTAACGCAATGTGATTGTTTGTTGTTAGACTTGTTGATAATAATTTATCAATATCTTCTTCTCTAACACCCATAAATCTATATGCTTCTCTACCAGTAATTGTTCTTATTCTACCATCCTCAGTCATAATTTGTGGTGAACCAGTTGTCGTTAAACAAGGGGAACATCCCTCAATAGAATAGATACGTCTTGCTTGGTCATACTTTACATCGTTTCTACGTCCTACAAGTCTACACACACTATTCTTTTTAGGTTCGTTGGGTGTTATGTCACATTGAATGAATAAGTCTTCCATAATGTCATTTTCAATGAATGGTCTCATTGGTACTCTATCTTTTCTATGTTTCTCAACTCCGTTCATTATTGATTCAACTTCTTCATTTGATATCCCATATACTGACATCATAAAGACTCTCTCCCTATTTTGGGGACAACCATAGTCAGCACCATTTAAAACCCTCCAAGAACATCCATATCCCAATTCATTTAAGAATGATATATGTAATTTAAAGTTTTCAATATGATTGTGAGACACCAAGTTTTTAACATTTTCCATCAATAGATACTTTGGTTGGTTCTTTGTTAAAATCCTCTCAACTTCATATAATAAACCACTCCTTGTTCCTTTTTGAATACCTTTTTGAACTCCTGATATTGATATATCTTGACAAGGGAATGAGTAAGTCATTAGGGCACATTGGGGGTAATTGTCCTCGTTTACCTTCGAAATGTCCCCCAAGTTACCCAATGTTGTTGTATGTAATGAATCGTAAGCAATGTTTGCGGTTTTAAGGATGTCACAATTTGCAACATTCTCAAAATCAACACCAATGTATTTTAGCGCCAATTCTTGTGTCCCATAACCCGAAAATAGTGATATAACTTTTAATTTATTCATATTGTAGTAGTGTTAATCGTCAAAACCATTCTCATGAAGAAAGTCATTGAATATGCCATATAATGTAGTAAATGACTTCATTAGTGTTTCGTAATCACTATTACTAATATTTGTCCTTATCGCATCGATGTTAGACCTTACAAGGTATGCTTGTTTAGCAATATCATCTCTACTAGTAGGACTAACATCGGATATTTGTGATTTTTTTAATTTATTCATATTTTTTTAATCTTCGTAAGAAATATCATTTATTTCAGAAATACTTTCATCCAATGTAATTTCACCCGTACCACTTAAAATCGCGTTCCAATATTGTGAATATTCTTTTTTATATTTTTCCAAGGCTTCTTTAGTATCCGAGATATATCCTTGAGGTACTGCAATTATTTTACCATCATTATAACCAAGTCCATTTACGTGATTCTTTATAATTGATATTTTTGTTCTAATCGCGTATCGAATAGTTCTACCACTTTTTGTTGCGGTAATGTGATTAATACCAGCCTTTTTTTGATTACCAAATAAGAAAACTAAAGATGATGCTAACCATAACGCCTCACCACCTTTTGCTTTAATTTCTGGTTGTCCAAAAGGATTATCAGGTAAATCAACCCAAGGTTGGTTAACTACTACCATAGTATTGTAATAAGGATAATCTTCTTTTTTTGATTTGGCAATCCTTGAGTGAATACCCATACCAATTTTATCGGCTAAAGCTGATGCGTTGTGCATTTTACCACCTTTACCTTCAAAAGTCATTTTACAAGGAATTGAGCCCACAGAGTCCCATAGGAATAATAAATTATATGGTAGTTCTCCTTTTTCTTGAGCATCTATTAAATCATTAACGTAATCAGTAGCTTGTTCAATATAATCAAAACTATCATTAAAAATAAAATCACCATCCCATTCACCTTCATCGTTTTGTACTGCGTTTAATCCTAATTCAACTGCGTGACTCCAACTCCATTTCTTTTCAGTGATTATAAAAACGGGTAAATGTCCTTTTTTTTGTGCATCAACTCCACTAAGAATCATTGCAGTGGTTTTACTACTATTTGAGTGCCCCAAAAACATATTAATCCCTCCCATAATAGGGCCTGGTAACCCACAAGCTTCCATAAAAGCATCACCACAATTGTAGTAACTTTCTGGTTTATATTTTGTTTTAGTTGAAAACTTGGATTTAATTGAATCCAAACTTATTTCTTTTTTCTTAATCGCCATTGTTTAAATTATATTTTACGAATTCTTTTAATGTTTCCAATTTATCGTTGGCATTGGCTATTTGTTCAACAAGTTTGTCCATTTCATATAAATGTTGTGGATGTTCTCCAATAGCAACAGGATTAGAAAAATAGATTAACAAGGTCGCTTCAGCCTCTGCAATCTCACTCTCATACTTAAGAGTAAGTGCATCAATCATTTTCTTTTGAATTTTCATTTAATTGTTTTAAAAAAGAACCCCACCTTCAACAATGGGGTTCATGTTAGATAATAATTTTAGAAAGGTAAATCACCATCAGCATCAAAGTCAGCCTGTGGGTCTTCATAAGATTTTTTACCACCAAAGGATACTTCACCAACCTCAGAGTTACCATAAACATAACCGCCTTTTTCACTATCCCATTTTGGTGTTTCACCTCTCGCAATAGATTCTAGATATTCAACAGGTTTTTTAGAATACACATCAGCCCAACCTAATTCATCATTCACCCAACTATCAGCAGTTGATTTGTCTGTGTGAATTGGTGCTGGGTCATCATACATAATTGTTTGTATAACTGTGTATGTAGCACCTTTTGGTGTTTTGGCTTTGGTCATTTCAAGGATAATGTCTCTACCTTTTTCAGGGTCAGTTACATCACCTTTTGCACGGAAGATAGGAATTAGTTTGTCTAATATACCTTCGTTTTTATAGTTGTGTTTAAATCTCCAAAATTTTACACCATCTTGCTCGTTGTCACGATCAATTAATTTAACGATGTAAAATTTACGAGGTTTATATTGTTTGGCAAGTTCTTTGTCAGCATCTTTACCAGTTGCCATTAATTCTTCATACACTTCAGAAAGTGGTGAACGTTCATTGTCGTTCTTTCCTGGGTCATAAAACTTTTGCCATTTACCATCAACTTGGATTTCGTGAAACCACACTTCTTTAAAAGGGGAAGTTCCATCATTTGTTGGTAAAATTCTTAGTCTTTTTTGTCCTTGTTTTTCATTGTCTTTAAGAAGAGCTGCGAAGTATTTCTTCATTCTCTCATCTTGAGACATTTTGTTAGTGTTTGTACTTGATTTTTGTGATTGCTCGTACTGAGCCAAAATCGCATCTAAGGGATTTGTCGCCATGTTTTAAAAATTTTTTGATTAGAAAATATTATACACAATAATAAGTGTCAGCCGTGAGTTTGTCAAATGATAAATTAGTAAATTTTTTGGAATCCTGAGTTATTAAATCTGTCAGGGTCTTCAATGTCATCAAAATCTCTAAAACTTTTTTTGATGTCGGGTTGAGAATAGTTTTGAACATCGTCTGGTCTTATAATATATTGTTCTCTACCCATATCTTCAAATTCATCTTCTTTTTCTTGGAAAAATTGACTTAATTTTTGATTGAATGGACCTGAATCTAAACTTCTCAACTCCATTTTTTCTTCTGGAGTTTTAACTCTATATTTTTCAATTTTAGATTCAATTGAATTTAATTTATCAATAATTTGATCCATATTAGATAATTTGCTCTCTAGGTCATCCAAGTGTTGGAAAAGGTTTTCAAAATAAGTTTCTTGTTTTTCTTCAACCGATTTTTGTCCTTTAACCAGGTCAGTGACTTTGATTTTCTTTTCTTTAGTTTCGTCTTCTATTTTCTCAACCTCTGGGTCTTCGCCAACATTTATTGGTTCAGCTGGAGGTAATGGAGCTCCCGCACCGCCAGGAGGGGGTGGTACATCACCAGGAGGAGGTGGAGGAGCACCAGCACCAGGAGGAGGAGGTGGAACGTCACCAGGAGGAGGTGGTGGTGGTACGTCTTGTTCATTAATATAATTATTTATATCTTTATACCTTCTGATTTCATTTAAAATTTTGACATCAATTCTCATTTTAATTATCCGTTTAATAATTGTTTTATTCCGTTAGTTGTTTCAACTTGGATTTTTTTGTTTGTCTTAATTGTGTTATCAACTCTTTCAATCAAACCATCTTTCATTCTAACGACATAACATTCGCCAGTTTGTATGTCACAAACTTGTTTTGTACCATCTCCTAAGTCTTTCTCAGTTGTTTGGGTTTTTCTACCTAAGTAGTTTTCTAATATAGTTTTTACGCTCATAGTTATATTTTTATTATAAATATCTTATAGATAATAAAAATTATCTTAAAACAGAATTATATACATCTATTGATGTTTTTACAATATTTTCAATTTCTTTTAATCCATCAGAATAAGTTGTTGGGGGTTCTGCCCCAGCTAAAGATTTATAAAAATTTTTACCTAATTCATAATTTGATTCATTAGTGACAATAACAAATTTACTAATATCGGTTACAGTATTTTGTAATTTTAATGAATTTGGTACATCTTTCCATCTATCAAACATAAAATCTAAATGTTTGTCTAATGAATCAAAATATGCCAATGCCTCACCTTTACTATCACAAAAGAATTTTTTAGAATATTCTTTAGAACTTGCAAAACGTGCTGAACTTGGTCCCCAATCTTGACCTTCTACTAAATTAACTGCCGAATAATTATGACCATAACCTTCAATTATTGTCTCGCCACCTGAGTAAAAATAAATTCTTGCAAACATACAATATCTTAACAATACGGAATCAGTTCTTGCAATAATTTTATTAATTACGTCTTGTAATGTTTGTAAAGTAACTATTGGTGGTTCAACTACATAAGTGTTGTATTTAGTTCCAGCACTACAATTCTGTTGACTATTAACTGTAACTTCAAACGATGATGATTTTGCCGCAACTACATTATTTTTTTCTTTAGCCTTTTCGGCATTTTTTTCTTGTCTATTTTTTTCAATAATTGATTGTAGTAATTTTTGTTTTAAGGATAGTAAGAAATTATCTATCTTAGGTAGTGATGCAATTGGTTGTCTAATTCCTTCAAATGAGGTGGTAAATGAACCAGGTCTTATTTGATGATTAACACTTAAAATCATATAAGGTCCACTAAACATTGGTACATTTCTAAGATTAAAATACATTGTTGGTTGTATTAAAGCATTACCCATCATTGATACACTACACGTATAACTTCTGTTTTTATATAGATTATACAATGATGTACTCTGAGTTGCACCAGCTCTATTATTACCTTGATTTGCTAATTGATTGTTAATTTCTAATGATTCTGATGTTGCAACACCACTATCTTGTCCAACACTAAAAGTGTTAAAAATACCTTGATTTTGTGGTCCAATATCAACATTAAATCCAACAACTCTATTTGATTTATCCCAATCATTTTTACCAATTAAATTTTCAACTAATGGGTTATCACTAGCACGTCTTAAATCAAAAGCATCACTTCTTTTCCTAAAATCCACATTTTCTTTTAAATCTAATTGACCACTAGGTTTTCCTCCATAAAAACAAACCATTTTAGATGTTGAGTCTCTATAATCAACACTTGTAAATGTTCCAAATAAAGTATTTGCAAAATCTAATGTTGATTCAATTCTTGGTTTAGGATTTTTAACAGAATCTTGCACACCATAAAAATTAACATATGATGGTATATTCATAACCATAAAATTATTCTCCACCAAAATTGTTTGCACCATAGATAACATTGAGTTTTTTGGATTAAATGTTTTTAGAAGAGAATTTAATTTATCTATATCTACCAAAATTTTATCTCCAACATTTCTACTAGCACGATCCATTAATAAAACATCCTCAAATAGTGTTTTTGTTTTAAAATCATTACCTGCAATCCATTTATCGTTTAATGCTTTAAACATTTCCCATAGTTCTAATTTAGGTTGTGGTTCTCCTTGTATAGCACTACTAATTTGTTCTTCGAAATTAATTTTTATATTATCTAACGAATTTCTAATATCAATCATTAATGAATTAACAATCTTATCTCTAAAACCATTTATTTTATTTAGATAATTGGTCATAGCAATTAAGAATGGAGATGAACCAATGTTACTAATTGACGATGGTGTTGGTCTATATACAACGGGTGTGACTTGTTCAAATAGTATAATGAATTGAGCGTCAGTTGGTGTTGTTGTTGTACTACCAAATATACCAATAATCGTATTGTTAATTAAAGACTTATAATAAATTTCCGAACCAGATGTTGTATAAACATCATTGTTTGGTGGTAAAGAATATTCACTCTCAAACAACAAAACACCATCCTTGTTTGTAAATGTTGTTCTGAATTTTGTTTCTAATTGTTGTACATTTATAGTGTCACCACTTCTTAAATCGGCAACCGCAACTAATGTTGGTAATATTTGATTTGTTGGGTTTGGTGGTGGAATATAATTACTTTGAAACTGATTGAGTTTTTGTGTCGCATATATTTTAATAATTGGTGCTAACAATTTTACATTTTCTGGTGTAAATTCAACATTTAAATCAATAAAAAAGTCAGTAATATATGAACCACTATTTTTATATTTTAATTCTGGTATTTCTGAAAATCCAACATAAGTAAATAATGCGGCCCAAGCTTCAATATAATTATTTTGAGAATTTGCTAAAGTGATAACCCCATTTAATGTGGGTAAAGCATTTGGTGTATTTGTTGTATATTTGTTCCATTCAACTTTATCAACTATTGGTAATGTTGAAAATGATGTAAATAATCTTCTATTGTAATTTGATGGATTTCCATATTTAAATACAACATCAAATTCCAAAAATTTACCGAGAATATCTTGGACATTGATAAATTGTGCAGTTTGAGCTTTACTAACAAATTCATACCCAGTACTTCCTGTTGTATTTGATATTCTCAACATAGTCCTCATAAGACCTTGGAAGTTTCTAAAACTTTTGGTTAATGGAGTGTCAGTAAGTACAGCAGAATTTGTTATTTGTATCTCAGTATCGTCTGAAAATTCATTAGCATCATAAATTGATTTTGAGAATTTCAAAAACTCATTTTCAAATTTATCCAATACATCTTTTTCAAATACTGAAAACATTTCATCCATCTTCGCATATTCATTATTTAATCCTGTTATTGTAAATGCGTCCTGAAATGTGTCTCCAGTTTTAATCATTTTTAAGTATTCTTCTGGTAATATTTTTTTGACTCTTGAGTTGTCAAAATATCCATAATTTGGCGCTGTCCAAAATAATCTAACTGAACCATTATATATTGCACTATTACCTAATATTGGTTGTTTTATAGTATTGTTTTGTCCAAAACATTCATTTTTGGTTTGGTTAAATAAAGTACCGCTTGATGGTAATAAATACATAAAATTACCATCATTAGTTGTGATAGCCAATGACCAAGGAATTACTCTGATAGTTGTTTCTGCATTTATTATAGGTAATGTTGCGTTATAATCTATAATTGCATTATTAACATAATTCATAGTTAATCCTGAATTATCTAAAACATTTTGGATTGTTGCTGATGTATAATTATTACTTGGAACATTAACAACCGAGAATAATCCAGTTGAACCTGTTTGGGTTGGTGATACTTGATATTTACCAATACCTCCAGGTGTTCCATCAATTTGAGAAACAATTGTTGTGTCAGATAAAAGATTAACCCCAGCTAAAATTGAACCAACTTGTAATCCATTTGAACTTATTTGTGTAACAGTTAACGTTGTTCCACTAACATTACAAGTTCCATTGATTTGTGAAGTAATTAATTCATACCCATTAAAAAATACACTAAAATCATTGATTAACTTTGGGTAGAATCCAACATTAAGTAGTGTTGATGTTTCTAGCCCAATGATTGTATTTGTTTCTAATACAATATCATAAGGTGTATTATCAATTGTTAAATTATATGTCTTAGTTGCGGCTGATGTTATTGGGTCATAGTTTGGTACTCTATCAAAATCTTTCCAAGATTCATCTAAAATATCCACACCACTTTCAATAAATTTCTTATATCTATGCCAAATTGAACCATATTTTAATATCCAAGCATATGGAAGTTTGTGTATTGCCCCAAATTTTTTAATGGTTGCAAAAATATAATCTTGTAATATATTTGTTCCATTTTCATATTTAAGATATTTCTCTTTTAAAGTTGCTAAAGGTAAACTATTAATCAAATAATAAGCTGAACTAACAAAAGGATTTTTATCGTAATTTCTGAATTTTTTTAACCCATCTTGAATTGAGTTAATGAAATATGGTGTATTAAGTATTGATGTTGTTTGTTCAAAATTAACACCACCACTATAATTCAAATATCTAATAGTACCCTCAGTTAAAATTTGGTCTTTTGGGGGTCTATTGTAGAAACTTTTCAACATATCATTCGTTGGTGCTGTTGTTTGAGAAGAACGATTAATAGGTTGTGGTTCTGTATTATTTTTTTGTGCAAAAATAGTAAAAGGTTTCCCAAATATATTAGGTGTTGTTGGTAAAAAATTAGCTATAACTTTATTGGTTGTATTATATTTTAATATTTCAGTTACAACAAATGCTGATTCAGGAGTTTCAATAGATTCACTTTGAGCTAAATATTTTTTAACCCAATTTTTATTCGTAAAAGGGAAAGTATCTGTGAAATCAAATTTTTTATTTGTGTTTGATGTTAAAAACTTTTCAAATTCAACTTCACTTGTTAATGTTATCTGAGGTTGTGAAATTGATTCACCTAATATATTTGAGTTTAAGAATTCAAAACTACCATTAGTGATTTGATTCCTAATATAAGGGGTATTAAATATACCTCTAACAAAATTCTGCCAACTTTCACCAACTCCGTTATTTGAAAACTGACGTAATAAAGATTCAAAGTTACCTGAAGAAATTATATAATTTTTTAACTTATCCACAATAAAAGGACTTCCTCCATCTAAAGCGTTTTTTACATTTGTTTTTTCACTTTCAGATATAAATTTTATTATTGGGTCAATAAAAGATGGTGTATCTTCCACCCTAGATATTTTTGAAAAGTTAATTATATATATAATTCTTTCATATATTTCATAGAAGAATTTAACTTCTTCTTGATTACTAAAAACATTATTACCAATTGGAAATTCAATTGCGTTTATTGATATTCTTTTTATATCACTAACTTCATTCGAATTTTTTCTTTCTGCTGGTGGGGTGTCTCTTTCG